TGTAAAGAAAAGTATTTACTCCAAGGTAACCATGATCTCTGGTTGGATAATTTTGCTAATAAATATCCTTACCTTTCTGATTACACTTTTTTCAAAGCGTGTAAAATAAAAGAAAGAGGATATAAATATACGGAGTATAACTTGCCTATCCAGGTAGGTAAGTTAGCTTTCTTTCACGGTGCGTTTGCAACAACGTATCACGCAAAGAAACATTTAGAAACGTATGGAGAAAATGTAATGTATGGACATACGCACGATCTTCAAAGACATACACAAACAAAGCTAGGCGGTAATATAGCAGCTTGGTCTTTAGGATGTTTAAAGAATATGTCACACGAAGATAATAAGTGGCTACGTGGTAGATTACATAATTGGGCACACGCATTTGCAATTGTAGATTGGTTTACAAATGGTGAGTTCAAGGTAGAAATTGTAGAAATAATTGACGGTAAGACAACTGTGTGGGGTGAGATAATAGATGGAAACAAGTAATACCATATCAGATAGTGTAAAAGGCACTTCTACAAACAATAGCAGAAGAAAGTATAACTTTACTGCTAAAAAGAAAAAAGTAAAGAAATTAAAAACAATGATGGACGTAACTAGGAATGCCAAAAAAAATATTAAATATTAATAACTTTAGTGGCGGTCTTAATGAAAAGACTACTCCAAGAGACTTAGCACCTAACGAGTTTCAACGTGCAGACAACATGAATAATGAAATTCCTGGTAAGTTAACGGTATTTGGAGAGTCTGTAGATGGACCGTATACTGGTAATTTAGGTCCTAGCAATAATTATATTACTGCGTTAAGTCGTGGTACTGGATTACATCATGTAAATTTAGATAGAGATGTAGATGATGAATCTGTTGGTCCTAATCAATATTTGTTTGTTAATGATCTTGCAGATTCTGAAGTTAGAATTGTAGATATTACAGCAACTGGTAGTTTAGTTACTAAAACTATTGATTATGGTAATAGTGCTTCTAATGTAGATATGTATACTATTGATGGATCTACAAGAATAATACCAGAAAGTACTGCAAGTTTAAATGCGCCAAAAGTTTTTGAATATTATAATTATGAAAGAAAATTAGGAACTACTAGTACTGATGCAATTACTAACACTCAAGAGTTGTATGATACTTCTGATATGTATTTAGCACCTTTACGTACAAATGTAGCAGGTTACGATGTAGATGATTTACATTATGCTAATTTTTTTGATCCAACAAGAAAAAGCGAAGTATTTTTATTTGATAATTACAGTGTAAACAATGTACAACAAATAAGTAATGCTAATTTATTTGATACTGGAGCAGCAGATAGTTTATATGGAGAACTAGATAGTTATCCTAATCATGGAACAGATAAAGGTTCTTGGGCTTTTATGGCACATTTAACTGATACAACTGACAATGATCCTGGTGGTAGTATTTTAGTTAGTCAAAGTTATAGATATGGTTTATTTTGTTCTTTAGTTTATAAATCACAAGATGGATTAACTCCACAAGAATCTTCTCCTGTGTTTATTGGAACAGCTAAACAATCTATTACTGCATCTACTGCTGAAGATAAAAATCAAAAACTATATATTCATGTTGTTGGTAGAATGGGAGAGCGTTTAAATAGAGTTGCTGGTTTCAAAGTTTATTGGGCAAGAATCCGTAATTATGTAGATATAGGAGGTACTTCAAACCGCACTGGCGACGTTGGACCAAAGTATTTATTATGTGAAGTAGACTATGAACAAGGATTAAGAACTGGAGGAGAGGATACTTATTTTCCATTTAGAGTAAAAGATATTACATCAAGTAATAATCATTTTATTTTTCCAGAAGACGGTTGGAATGGTACTGCAGGAAGTACTGCTGCTTACAGTATTTTAAAACCTTTAGCTATATCTTCTTTATCAGTTTCAGAACCATATACAGGTTCTAAAAAACCTACTGCTTTAGGAAGACAAGGAACTACTTTTAAAAGCAATGTAATGATAAATAGAAGAGTATATGCTGGTAATGTTAAGTATTATGATGAAGATAATAAGTTAGTTGTAAAAAATGATAGGGTTTTTAAGTCAATACCAAACAAATTTGATTACTTTCCTACTAATAGTTTTTTAGATGTAGCAGTAGAAGACGGAGATGAAATAATACATTTAGCTGCTATTAACAGTAAATTGCTACAATTTAAAAAGAATAAATTGTTTATTGTAAATTGTCAAAGAGATCTTGAGTTTTTAGAAGTAGAATTAAAGTACAAAGGTTGTGAACGTTCATATCACGTTACAACAGGTGCTGGTTTTGTTGCCTGGTTTAATCGACAAGGCGTATATTTGTATGATGGTCAACGTTTAATAGACTTAGACATATCTAGAGTAGGGCAAGGTCGTTTTACGAGCATATATGACAAATTAGGTGGATCTGTTGTAGGTGCTGGATTTTTAGAAAGCAGCATAGGATATTTACCTGAATCTAAAGAATTGATTATTGCTAATCCTTCAGGTCAAGTATTAAAGTACGATATTAAATCTGAAAGCTGGAGTGAAGGTAAAAATTTTGATAGCAATGCTAACTCTTCTAATGTTGTATCAAGAGCATCAGATGCTGATATAACTAATTTTGTAAATATCAACAACGGAGATTTGGTCTATGGCATAGAACGTAATTCTAACAATCCTAATGATGGATCTAGATTGCGTAAATGGAATAATAATTCTGCTGCATTTACTGCTAGTGGACAAATTGTATTTAAGTCAAAAGAGTTTGATATGGACACTCCAAGTGTTAATAAAAGTATTGTAAATATATACATTACTTATAAACGTGGAGAAAACATACTAATAAAAGGATTTGGAGTTAGAATAGATGGTACTGAGGTTAATGATACCTTGGTAGCAGGACAAACACAAGAATTAACAAATACTAGTAATGATTTTAAAACACAAAAAATTAAAGTAAGTAATACTGTTTTTAAAAATATAGCAGCATTTGGTATACAACTTTATGCTGATAATTCTGGTACTGTACATAAAGATTTTACTATAAATGATATACAAATTGTTTTTAGAGATAAGGTTGCTAGATGAGAAAAGGTTTTGGATCTGTAGAAGTTAGAAAACCTACAAAGAAAAAAACTAGACAAGGTCGTGGCAAACGCACTAAATACGGTAATAAGTTAAGCAAGAAGTATTATAAAAAACGTAAAAGAGGACAAGGATAATGGCAAAGAAAAAAGATCCTAGGTTAGCAAGAGCTGGTGTATCTGGCTATAATAAACCTAAAAGAACACCTAATCATCCTAAGAAATCACACGTAGTGGTTGCAAAAGTTGGTGATAAAGTAAAAACAATTAGGTTTGGACAGCAAGGCGTTAGAGGTGCTGGTAAAAATCCAAAAAGTAAAAAAGATAAAGCTAGACGTAAATCTTATTACGCTAGACATAATGCACAAGATGCCAAACCAAGCAAATTAAGTGCTAGGTATTGGTCACATAAAGTAAAATGGTAAAGGAGTAAAATATGCCTTACGGAAAAGGAACATATGGAAGTAAAGTAGGTAGACCACCTAAAAAGAAAAAAAAGAAATCTAAGAAGAAAGGAAAGAAAAAATAATGGCTAAAACAGTAAGTTGGATGTGGGGTGGCAAACGTTATAAAGGTACTCTAATAAGAGAAACTAAAACACATAAATTTGCTAGAACACATAACGGAAAAATTAAAAAGATTAAAAAGAAATAAATGTTAAGAGAAAGTATATTAAGCGTTTTAAGAGAACAATCTTCTAAGGTTACTGAAGTAGAAAGCTCTATGGAAACACCTATTCAGGTACAATCAGAAGTACCAGATAATAGTGATGGTTTTAGTGGCGATCGTGTAGTAGTAGAAAACGACGCTGGTAGTTTTTTATATATTAAAGTTGCTGAAAGATGGATGAAAACAGATTTGGAGGAAGTATAATGTCGGATCAAGACAACAGAACAAGAACTGCTGCTGATATAGTTGGCGAATCGTCTTTAGCTATTGCAGAAGATACTGTAGAAAGACAGAATAGATTTGCTAATTCTGCTATTGGACAAGCATTGTTTTATGGTACAGCAATGACACAAATGGCTAGATTAGGCGGTCAGGTAGAAAAAACTATACCAGCTATAAAAGAAGGTATAGGAGAAATGACGCAGTTTTTTAAAGATAGAAAAGGTTTTAGAGAAAAATTTAATAATTTATCTGATGCTGAAAAAAAAGGTTTTACAGGGTTTAGAGATTATATGCGTCAACAAAGAAGAAAAGTTGATTTAGGTATGCAAAATTTTGGGGTTGGAGATGAAATGACATTTTACGGTAAAGATGGTCCAGTATCTGCTGGTACTAGATCTTTGAAACCTTTAGAAGATAGAAATAAATTAAGAGCATTTTTCTTAAACAGTGTAGAAGATTATCAGTTTAATCCTGAAACTGGAGAAACGCTGCAGGTAAATCCTGGTTCAAATGTATTAAATATTGTTGAAGAATCTGCTCCTCCAGCTGGATCGTTTAGATATAGTCCTACTTTGAAATCAACCTTACAGTTGCATAGTGGACCTAATCCTCAAGCAAATACTATTGGTGTAATACCTCAAAACATAACAACACCAGGAGTTGTAAATGCTGCTGGACCAAATACAGGTACTCCGCAAGATCCATCTGCTCGTCCTGCTATATTCCAAGGCCCTTTAACTGGAACTCCTGGTATAGCTCAAGATTATTTAAATATGAATTATAATATTGGAAAAGGTATTTATAATTATGGACAACAAGGAGTTAATAGTGTTTTAGATTTTTACAATCAAAACATAGCTGGTAATGAAGGAACAATAGCTAGAACAGCATTTGGTACTACAATGAACTTAATTGGTTCAAGGTTTGGGTATAGCCGTGATAATTAATAAAAAACCTAAATTCGATGAAAAGCTTTATGCACACATGAAGTTGCGTGAAGGATATAAAAATGAAGTATATTTAGATACTTTAGGAAAACCTACTTGTGGAGTTGGACATTTACTTACAAAACAAGAACAAAAAGATTTTCCTGTGGGAACTGAAGTAGATGATTACAAAATTAAAGAATGGTATATGGAAGATATTACCACTGCATTAGAAGCAGCTAAGAAACAAGCAAGCATACTATCTACAGATGATGAACATATTGTTATAGCATTAACATCTGTTAACTATCAACTAGGTAGAAGTTGGACTAAAAAGTTTCCTACTGCTTGGAAGTGTTTGTGCCATAAAGAGTATGATCGTGCTATTGATGAAATAATGTACGCAGACAAGGATTCGGGTAGACATTCACGTTGGTACAAACAAACACCAGTACGTGTAGAAGATTTTGTAACAGCAATAAAAAGATTAAAGGAGATACATAATGGCTAAAATGTATGATAATATTTTAGAGTGGGCTAAAGACAATGAAGTTGAATTATCTTCTAAAGATAGAAATCTTATTGTTAAGTCAGGCGGTATAACTTCTTTAAAAAATGCTACACCAGCTAATTATTATCAGATGGGTGTTGAACCAACAAATAAGAATTACAAGGATATGTATAAAGAAATTAAAAAACAAGGAGATGGAATGGCTAATCGTGATTTTATGACAGACTATCAACGTGGGAATGCTCACGTTTGGGGAAGAATAAGTGGAGAGTCTCAAACATTAAGAAGTGGTTTAAAGTCTACAATAAAACATGGAAGTTTATATAAAAAATTCGAAAATGATAAAAATTTTCAAAAATTTTATAAAGCTGAAACAACTGATAAAAAAATAAAAGTTATTAAAGATGTTTTAGGTAAGAAAACAATGGCACCTTTTGATGAATATAGCTTTGAGGACTATGATAAATATTTTAAAAAACATATGGCTGTTATGCCTGAAGAACCAGTGCGTAGTAAAGTTGTACAACCGTATGTAGATAGAGAGCAACAGAATTACGATGAAATGGAAGCACGTGTAGATGCGGTTAAAAAACAAGCGTCTTTAGAATATGCGCAATATTTTAATGAAATGAATTGGTTAAAAGCTATTTCTCCTAATTTAGAATTTAAACCATTTGGTAGTCAAAAGGAGGTATCATAATGATGGGATACATAGTAGGTGCTATTGCTGGTGGTGTAATGGCAAATGCTCAAAAGAAAGCAGAACAAGAACGTAAAAATCAAGTAAGAAATACAACATCTCAAGGTATAAGAGATTTACAACCATTATATGCTGATTACAGAGCTGATGCTGCTATTGCAGCAGGATTACAATTTAATCAACAAAATTTAGCCGTAGCTAATGCACAAAGCGGTTATGATATGGAAATGAGTGGATATGGTAGAACTAACTTAGCAGGTTTTGAAAATCCAGCAATAGGAGATCCTACTAGCAGATTACAAGCTATAGGCATACAAAATCAATCTAGCTTACTAGCAAACTCACAAGCATTAGAAAATAGACTAGAAACTTTAGATGCAGCAGAAAGACAGCTAAGAGGACAAGCGTTGCAGAGTGGAGTAGTATTACCTAGTACAGAAACAATTTTAGCACAGGGGGAAAAATAATGGCAAATTATCAAACAGATTTTTTACAGGCATTATCTATGGCTGGTAATTCTTTGTCAGGATTAATGCAGGATATACGTGAACCAACTTTTCAAGAACAGTTAAAGTTGCGTGAAGAATCTCAAATGAGATTAAATCAACAAGGACAAAACTTTGCTTTAGAAAGAATGGGCGTAGATCAAGATTATGCTTTAGAAAGAATGGATAAATCAACTGAAGAAGCTTTAGAGCAATATGGTGGACAAAAAATAATAGACTTTCAGGATATGAAAGATAGGGATGAATATCTTAATTTAAATCCTGAAAGAGCAGAACAAATGCAAAAAATAGAACAAGCTATTAAAGAAAGAGATACAGATTGGCTAAGAGATAATTATGAAGAAAATATTGATCTTCATAAAGATATAGAAATATATGCTGAAAAAGCTAACAAAAAAGTCAATGAACAAGATTGGTTAAATTATTTATCCTTTGGTATGTTTGGATATGAAGGTAAAGATAAAATACAAGCTGAAAGAGACGATTTCTTTTTTGATAAAGAAACAGGAAGAATGTTAAGAAGAAACGATGAGTTTTACAAACAAGAAAGAGACTTTAGAGAAGTAAACAAAGTAGTAGAACAAGCAGCTGGTGTAAGTCCTGAGTTCAGTCAAGAAAATCAAGATATGCAGGGCGGTTTAAATTCTTACTACGGAATGTTTGACTTAAACGATCCTAATCAAATGAATGCAGCACATACATTTTTTCGTATGCAAAATGAAGGTATGTATGCTGAAATGCTTGTTCAGAATCAAAAAATGACAGCAATGGATGCTATACTCGGAGAAGGTAAAACTCCTGAATTGAGTGTAGAAGATATTATTGCGGGTGTAGATAAACAAGTACCTAAAGATAGATTGTTAAGAAGAACTCCAGATAATAGAATGGAATACACAGCAGCACAAAAAAATGCTTACGCAAGTTCTTTAGGTTTGGTTACCTTGCAAGCACAGTATGCTTTACAAGATAAGTTCGGTGGTATTAATAGAGACCGTCAAAAAGAAGCGTTAAAGGATCTTGTACAAGCTAAATCTATGGCTGAAAAGCTAATGAAGAACACTAAGTTTGGTAGTACTCCAAAAGATCAAATAGATAGAGATAAAAAATATTATCAAGAATCTATTAAATTAATTAATACTTGGATGTCTGCATTGCAGCGATAAAAAATGTTCAAGTTAGATAGAAGAATAGAATTACTTCAAAATGAACTTGAAGGCGGTAGAATTGATGAATTTCAATTTGCTATGGGCCTTAAAAAGTTCTATGATCGTACGCCTACATCATTTGATACACGTAGTCTGCGTTTTATGGAGACTAAAATCAATGAAGCAGGATTACCTCTTACAGAAGGTAGGCAAGGCCGTAGTGACGGTATTTTAGCACAAACTGTATCTGGGTTAATTGAAGGTTTTACAACTTTTGGTTTTGCAGATACGCCTGATACATCCGCAGAGCGTATAGCTAACAACGTTGGACACTTAATTGGTTTAGCACCAAGTTTAGTAGTTTCTACTATTACTGGTGGTAGAGCTGCAGTAGGTGTTGTAAGTCGTGGTTTAAGAGAAAAAGCTAGAAAAAGTAAGAATGAACGTATAGCAAAAATTGCTGATCGTTTAGACGAAAGTTCACAGTCTTGGGAAAATAGCAATCTAAAGATTAAAAAAGGTATGGATGCTATGGCTAGACTTACTAGAATGAAAGGTTCTCCTACTGGTTTTGATCCTCAAACAGGAAAACCTTTGTATGGTCTTGTATCTTTTCCTGGTTTAGCAGCAAACTTTATTCAAAAACAAGCTACTAAAGGACTTCACAATAACAATGTAAGAGTCTTAGAGTATATGAATAAAGGAATACTTAAGAGCAAGTACATAGATAAAGGTGCTGTAGAAAACATTGTAAATCAATCTATACACTTAAGTTTATTAATGGCTATGTCTTCACAACCTTTAGGTACTAGAGGCGAAGGTATGAAAGGTATGGCTTTAGCTGGTGTTCATGGAGCTGTAGCAGGTGCAATATTTGGAGGTATTGGCGAGTATGTAAACATTGGTAGGATGTTAGGTAGCAGCAATAAGATAGTAAGAACTTCTGGTGAAAATGTTGTACGCAGTTTTGCTAAAGCTTTAGGAACACAACCAAATAGAATTGACCAATATAACACTATTAATTTTATTATGCGTGGTGGTGCAGGGGTAGGTTATGGTACAGTTACTTCAGAACTTCATGATTTACCATTAGAAGATCAAATATATGAAACATTATTAGCTGCGTTTTTTAGTGTAAACAGTAGAGCATCTTTTGAGAATAGAGCTACTAGAGATATATATAACTCTATGAATGCAATACCAAGAGATTATAATATGAAACAAGCTAGAAAATGGCTTACTGAACAACCTTGGTATCAAAACGAAACTTCTGAGTATCAAGCATATTGGAGTAGATATTTAAAAAATATACAACAACAACAGATAGATTATACTGTTAATCAATTTAACGACATTGTTTTGGCTTATGCAGAAACATACAAAGAATTAAAAGAAAAAGGTATTATTACTCCTGAAATGGAGCAAAAAGCTAAAACAGATCGTAAAGCTAAAGAAAAAATATTATCTGAAATGTATGATGCTTTAGATAAACAAAAAGCTGAAATAGAAGAAAGCATTATAGCTAATCGTACAGAAAAACAAATAGGTGACACAGAACAAGTTGCTAAAGATATTGAACAGAAAAAATTTAGATTAGACTCTATTACGTTAGAAGACGGTAGAACTATTGAATATCAGGTACAAGAAGTTGATCCGTTGTCTGAACATTTGCCTAAACAAAAATCTTTAAAAGATATATTTGTTGAAGTTAAACGTAAAAATAAAAGTGCAAGCGTACAAGATTTGCACAATATGTTTAAAAAGACTATAGATGATGCAAATTATGATGTAAATACTTTTGTTAGAGATGTTGTAAAAAAATATAGAATTAATATTAGTGAACAACAACAAAGAGATTTAATACAATCTGCACATTATTTAAAAAATATTGATCGTTTTCCTATAGCTAGAGTTTACATAGTAGGTGAAAAAAGTTTAAAACAAGAAAAAGAAATGGATCCATTGCTTGAAAAAGAAGCTCCTGAAACTGATATTTATGATAAACCTATAGGTGGTGATAAAGCAGGTAACGCTACGCACGGTTCTAGTCGTGTAAATAAAAACAATAATTTTAACACCAAAGATGGTGATACGTTGCATTACGATTACGATTATTTAACTACTCGTATATTAGAACGTATATGGGATCATCAATCTAATCAATATAGAAATAGACCTAGAGTTAAAAATGTTGCACCGTTGTCTGTAGATATTTTTAGATATATACCTAAATCAGAAAGAGATGATAAAGGTAGACGTATTAGACCATTAGAGTTAGCAGAACATATGACTAACAAACAATTAACTAATATGGCTAAACAATTAGAAAAAGAAGGTGCATTTATTTATGCAGCTAACGGTGAAACTGGTAGAATACAAGTAAGAGCTTATCCTTGGAGAACAGGAACAAAATTAAAAGAAATAAAAAAGATAAATGATTTTTTAATTGATGATTTAAAAATACCAGTTACAAAAGCTAGGTATAAAAGTAATGTAGCTACTTTAATGTGGCGTATGCAAGAAACAGGATTAATTAGATTAGGCGAAATGCCTACTAAAAAATTGATACGTGAATGGGTTAAAACAGAACCGTATGAAAGTGTAACTAAATTTCAAAAACGTACTAAACATCATTCTGGTATTGAAATGGCTTTAGATCCAGCATATTTTATTGGATACAAAAACATTACAAAAACACGTCAAATTAATAGAGAAACCTTTAATCCTAAAAATTTTACAGATATTAAATTATCGTTAGATGTTGATACTATTAACAGGTTTTTAAATGATAAACGTTATACAGATATTGATATGGAACCAATATTTGAAAACACATATATTACATTGTACGGTGAGCGTTCTAGCAAAGTTAATAATGATAGATATGCACAATTTGAAAAAGATAATCCTGAGCTAATAAAACGTGTAGAAGAACATAATAAAAAAGTATTAGAAACTATAGAGTCTAACACATACCGCTTGCAAGACAAGTTTAATGAACTAACTTTTAATCAACTTGGAAAAATACCTGAGTATGAAGCTTTGAGCAAAATAGATATGGATGTTACTTCAAGATATGATGGTGCTACTTTTAGACATATTGTAATAGAAGATTTGCCTAGTAGTGTAAAAAATATGGGTGAAGCATTAAAGGAAAATAATTCTGGTACAGATGGTGTTACAATGACACACAACAAGTTAGCTGATATTATTATAAAAAATTATGGTTACGATCCTAGAACAGGTGTAATGAAAACATTAGGACTGTTTAGACCTAAGTATGGCGTACAGGGACAAATAATTAATAAGACTGCTGATTTTACTATGGATAGTTATTGGCAAGCTTTTGCAGATAAACATGGTTTAGATAAAATACATTATGCTTCTGGTATTAAAGAAATGACTGGAGTAGAACCAACTAAAGTACGCTGGAATGAAAAAACAAAAGAGTTTGAACTTGTTGGTAAATTAAATGTATTTAAATCTAAAATAGAAGACAATTATTTGAATTTAAATGTTTATGAGAATTTTAATAAGATAGGTAATCAAAAACTATTGCAGCAGGTTATGTCTAATATGAATACTTTTGAAATGGACCCTAACACTGAGATAGGTAGGAATTATTGGAAAAAATGGGAAGAGCTTGTAGCTAAGGCATCAGCTGGAGATCCTAAAGCAACAATGCTTGCAGAAAAAGAATTTGCTGCAGGAAAAGAATTGTCAGGTAAAATAGATGATATAAGTATAAAAGTTTTAGATCATATATTGTTTGAAAAACCTGATAGTAAAGCAGCTCGTAGCATTATAAAACAAATTTTAGAAATAGAACGTACATCTGATTTTGATAAAGTAGCTATGCAGGAATGGACTGAATATCGTCAAAACACTTACAATAGACAATTAGTAGAAGAGTATTTAATAGATACTAACTTTGATCCTGGTACATATTTAAGACCTGGTGTTAGGGAGTATATTAATGATAGAATACAACAATATGTAGCTAAAAGACTTACTAGGCCACGTATTAAGCACTCATATAGCTCTAAATTGGGCTTATATGACGTTTTAATTAGTCAACGTAAGCAAAAGTACTCTAAAGCAAAGAAAGGCCTTGCAAACGACGAATTTATGATGAACGAAGGTGCAAGAGATGTTATTGAAGTGACTGTATATGAAGGTAAGAAAAACGAAAAAACAATGACACTTGGAAAGTTTTGGGATACTTGGGTAGATATGAAAGAGAATCCTGCTAGCAAGAAATCACAACGTGATTTTGAAGAGTATGATTTTGTCCGTAAAAATGTAGGTTTTATACGTTCACCTATGATAAGTAATGGTGGTTTTCGTATAGGAGAATTTGTAGGGTTTGCTAAAACACGTAAAGGTATATCATTAATTACAAACGAATACAATGATTTTATGATGTCTGGTGCTGACAAAGACATTGACTCTGCACATATGTTTTGGGGACTACCAAAAGAATTGACTGCTGCATACAAACAATCTATGGTACAAGATCAGTTAGTTCGTATTAAAGACGGAAAGAAAGATACTGTAGATTTAAAAGATAAAGCTATTGGTAAAGAGTTAGCAAATGCAGAACCACCAGCTAATAAAAAAAGAGTACAACATTTAGCAGATATTTTAGATACTACTACTAAATTGAAAAATGGTAAAATTGCTACAATGTCTCAGGACTCTATTGGTTTAATTACCAATGGTGTTAATTTAATTGGTTTAGAGCTAGATATTAATAAACAACTAGAAGATGTTACTCCTCGTACTACAGAAATACAGCGTGAATCTATACGTAAAAATTATTTAAATGCATTTAATGAATTAATTATACATAGAAACGTATTATTAAATAGTTATATAGATGCAGCAGATCTTGCTAATATAGATTTACCTATTGTTGCTTTACGTAAAATGCGTGGAATGTATGAATGGATGTATGAAGGAGCAGAGACTGGTGCTATGATGGATAGAAGACAAGCTATCAAAAATATGCACAAACTAGTATTTGGTGCTAAACGTAAAGGAGATATGCCTTTAGATATACAAGAAACAGTAATTAATTATTTAGATAAAACCGATGGTGCTAGATCTTATTTAACTTTAATAGCAGAACAATATAATGGTTTGCGTTTAGAGTTAAATCCTTGGAATGTTTTTAGTAAAGAACAAAGTGTAGCATTATTAAAAGACATATCTGCAGAAATAAAAAATCATCCTATATATCGTAAAGTAGGAATAAAAGATTTTTCTGAACATTTTATGAAAGGTTTAGATCCTAAAGAGTTTGACAACATTGTTGAGTATGAAACATTTTTATGGAACAAACTAAATCAAGTTATAGATTTGTCTACTGCACTGAGAAAGTCTAATGAATTTAAAGAATATGCTATAAAAGAATTAGAAATGACAAACGAATCTGTAGATGATTTTATTACACAGGTAGTAGAGCTTACATTTGAGCAGCGTAATAGACTATATCAATCGTTTAACAATAATCAGAAATATTTTAAAAAACACAACAGGCGTTCTTATGGTGATCAAATAGCTTACACCAAAGTTATATTAAGAGAGCAACTACAGGAATTATCTAATAGAAGAAAAGAAGAGGGTAAACCATTACCAAAAGAAGCTTTTGAAAAAGTAGAAGATTTATTTGATATGTTTTATATAGCAACTCCATTGATTAAATCTGATTTTGTAGGATTTAAAGGAGAAAATCGTTTTAAGTTTTTAAAATCAGTAAATAGCAAAATAAATGAGTTAGTAAAAGAAAAACAACAAAAAGAAAAACTTGGAGAATTTTTTAATAAAGATGTAGAGTTAGAAAATTTATATGCACAACGTGCTGCATTGCAAGCAGAGTTTACAGGACAATTACCTGATCGTGAACAGACTTGGGCTATACGTGCTAGAAATAAAGAGTATATGTCTAAAGCTAGATATGAAACATTAAAACTTTCTCAAGAATCAAGAGAAAAAAGAATTAAAGAAATACGTAAAGAGTTAGATTTAGATAAGTTTGAAGAAGTTGTAATGGACGATTTAAATGCTCCACCTAACGGAAGACAGTCTAAGGTAGAAAGTGATGGTAAACAAGTTGTACTAAAAACAAAGAAAATGGTTCCCGATTTAATTGATTTGGATATATTAACTGATCCAGTAAAACTTGACGCATTAATAGACAGCTTACAACCTTTAAAGAAAACGCAAACTCCTCAGTTAAGAGAAAACTTAAAAGAATTAAGAAATTTAATTTACTCACAAACAGCAGTTGGTAATGAAAAGCTCTTGTTTAATTTACCAAGTGAATATGCATTTTTCTTAAAACGTGTAGATAGAGTATCTGATTTTATGCAGAATATAGATGGTACACGTTTTGGTTTCTTTATGAAAGCAATGAACAATAAATACGGAAAAGAAGATGTGTTAACAAAGATTAAAAGAAACAAAGAATTGTTAAAAGAAGCAGAAAATACAATTAAAGCAGATATCACTAACGATGTTCCTTTAGATACTTTTGATGAGTTTTATAAAAAACGTGCAAAAGAAAATACAAAAGAAGAGTTTATGGCTATATCGCAGCAATATAAAGTGTATGTAGAAAGCTGGGCAAAAGGAAATAAAGATGCAATTAATGAAGTTGCAGATAAAACTGAAGCTAAGATATTAAAAGATTCTGATAATATTATATATGCATATAATGAAAAAACGCAAAAGATACAAAAATTTGCTACTAGAGAAGCTTTTGAAAAAGCAAATAACAAATTTGTTTATATACAAGAGCTAGAACCTTCTAGATTGTCTGAATTAATTACTAATGAAATTAATATATTAAATCCAAGTAGAGCACATTTGCGTGATCCTAAAGGGTTAGACCAGGTTTTAGGTATTTATCAAAGATTAAATAGAGAGATTGCTCCTTATGAACAACGTTTACAATTTGATAGGGTATTAAAATTCAACGAAAAGACTGGACAAATGGAAGAGTATGGTATTAGCGTACCTACTTCTACATTAAAAACTATTGCTGATACAATATACAGATTGCATGTAAATGCTAATCAGTTATCAGACTTTAATACCAAGTATGTTGGTTTAATTAAAAAGGTTTTAAATGAATCTCAAAAAGGTTATAAAGATCATGGACCAGCATTATGGGAATATGCAGCAGTTAAGCATACACTTGGTAATGATAATCTTGGACCTAAGAAAGATCAAACAACCGTAGAAGAACAAGTAGATTTGTTAAATCGTTTTGATAAAGCAGAAAAAGAATTAAAAAAAATAAAACAAAAATTTTATTACATAGATAAAAACGGAAACAAAGAATTTGTAAGTGCTGTAGAGTATGCTGATATAATAAGAACTAAAGTAATACAACCTATTATGGAATACTCTTTAAACAGTATGATTAAAAGTAATTACAAAAATATAGATAAATTATTTGCACAACAAAATTTATTCCCTGTAGAATTTTTTGGTAAAAAAACATTGCCAGAAACTCATCCAAAATATTGGCAGCAACGTATGGCTCAACTGTTTTTGAATAAACATGGACTTATAGAAGTTCGTAGATTATTATGGTTTGATAAAACAGTTCGTTTACAAGCAGACAAACAAACAGGATTTGATTTACAAAAAAATCATTTTCATTATGACGATGTTGTCTGGATAAAATTTCATTTAAATTTACGTGATCATATACTTGACAAATATTCTGAATACGTAACTAAAGGCGGTTCATTAGACTGGAATGCATTAACCAGAACTAAAATTAAAGTTGGTAAAAAAACTATAACTATGGCAGACAGAGTTCGTAAAGACATACAAAACTTTACTGGTAAGTACGGAGAATGGTCAAGCGAAGTTGGTAAGTTTGCTGAAGATGGTGTTTCTGATAGGTTCTTTCCACAAATGGGACAAATGGATACTAATTTAAATAAAAAGTTTTTAGAAGAAAGTTGGTTACCTTCTGAGAAAAAACGTATTATGGAAAAAAAGAATTATCTACAATTAGTAGATGCTAATTTGCGTGATGATGTAAAGAATAGATTAATTACATTTAAAGAAGCAAAAGAATTAGAATACCAAAGATTAGAAAATAAACTTTTAGGTATGAATAAATATGAAAATCCTTATATAGATTTAGATGCTATGGATATGTTAAATCAAATAAGTACTAGAAAAGGAAAAAATCCTTATCCTGGTATGGGTACTACAACACACGCAAGATCACGTTTAGAACGTTCTATGCCTGGCTGGAGAAGTGATGGTAATGTACCGTTAGACTATATGAATAGTTTAAGTAGAGGATTGATGCAGAATATAGGTGCAATGTATAGTAGAATATATTTAGATAAGTTTTTAACACAAGCTAGACAAAATCCACGTATGCGTGAAAATGCTGAATTATGGCATACTACAATGATTGATTTTACTAGAGGTTATATGGGATTCCCTTCAACAAGAGTTTTAGAAGTACACGGTGTAACGGCTAAAGAAATGCAGTTATTAAAAGAATGGCAAGCATCTGGGTTTGATCAAAGCTGGAAAACTGGAAAGTTGGATGTTGTAAGTAAAAAATTATTGTATGATTTAGAGCAACAATCTATACCTACTTTAAGTGAACAACGTATGAAAAAACGTCAATTAATTGTTAATGCTTACAAATCTACAAATGGTAATAAATTAAATGCATTACGCAAAGAATTAAAAACTGTTAAAAATGAAACTCGCAAAGAAGAAATAATAGTTGAAATGGCAAATTTAAAACAAAAAATGTTTGAACTTGTTAAAAAACAATATGCTGCTTATCTAAAAAAAGAGACTTTAAAAAACTTAAACGATTTTATTAAAGATGAAAACATAGATAAATTAAATATTACCAAGACACCAAGACAATGGTTTAGTGATGAAAGCGTTGGTAATGTTGCATTAAAGCTAGAAAACAGAGTATCTAGTGTTTTTGGTAAGATTACAGGTAAAAAATTATTTCCTAAATTACCAGACGATATACAATTAAGACATAAAGCTTTAGTAGAGCGTGCACAATACATATCAGATCTAGAAGGTAGATTTGAGTTGTTATCATTATTGTTTACGCCTAAAGCAGCTATTACTAATGTATACGGAGGTTATCAAAATATTATTACAGATACTGGTTTTGACCACTTTTTTAAGGCATTTGATGAAAAATACCTAATAAAAGAAGTATTTGCTGGTCAAAAGTTTAAATTATTTAATAAACAAACAGGTAAGTTTGAGTTTAGAGAGTTAAAAAATAAAGAAGATATACATGAAATGATTGATTCTTTAGGACTATTAGAAGGTAATTTGTTGCAAGAATTAGCATACATACAAGCAAATGAACCAGTAAATGCTAAAAAGTTTTTAAAAGAATTAGTTAAAAAAGTAAATGCACATACAAGATCACAAAAGTTGTTTGGAAATACTAAAGAAATAAACAGGCAAATTGATGAGTATGTTAATAAAACTGTAAAAGAACTAGCTAATCAATACGGAGTAAGTCAAGCCGTTATGGATAAAGGTAGTTTCTTTATGTCTACTACAGAAAAACATTTAAGACGTAAAGCGTTTTTAGCACATTATTTAAAAGCTAGAGAAATATATTCTGATCTAGAAGGTAATATAAAAGTAACTGATGACTTTTTAGTAGATGCAGCAAGAAAAGGTGTTGAAGGTTCACAGTTTATTTATCACGCTACATACAGACCAAACTTTAGTAATACAGCGTTTGGTAGAGTTATGACACGTTTTCAACCATATGCTTGGAATAGTATAAGACGTAGAAAACAAGTGTTTGAAGATATGATGGCGGTAGAAGGACATCCTAATTTTGAAGCTAGTAGACGTTTTCAAAGACAAGTTGCTAACGATATGATGACAATGGCATTAGGTACATTGTTTGCATACTCTATATTTGAATATGCGTTAGCACCTCCTATGTCTTGGATGAAAGAGAGTGCGGAGTTTTTATTTGGCGATGAAGAAACTAGAAAAAATGCATTCTTTAGTCAGTATCCAATAAGACAGTTAGCACCATTACAAATTATTACACCTCCAGCTAGTAGATTTATATTACCTCCTTTAAATGGTATTATAAATGGTGATTGGGAAGCATTTACTAAATACACTTTATGGACTTATGCACCAGGAGGTAGACTTATGCGTGATATGTACAAGACATATAATAATCCTAAATATGCTGTAGAATATCAGACTGGACTACCATATAATAGTTTCAAATGGCATATGGCAAAAGTAAAGCGTCAAGCCGAGCAGAGAGAGATTAACGAAGATCCAACGACTTGACGCTGTTTTCATACGGCAACAAATTATTTTTTTAAAATACGCAACAAATCTTTTAACCTTTTGTGTTTTTTTGTCAAAAGATTTATTGCTTCTTCTGTTAATTCTATAAGTTCTTTTGTTTCTTTTAAAAACATTTCTTTTTCTACTTTGTCCATATTTGCTTTCCTTTCGAACCGCCCGCTTATGTTATAATCTCTTTCAGATCATCTATACATAAATACGAAGACATAGCGACTAAGTTATGTCTTGTTTTAGTAGCCAACCAAACATGTATTTTCATAAGCGGGCAGTTTTGTTATATGGTAATAAACAACTTTAATCGTTACATTCTTCACATTTTTCTGGTGCTCTAACACCAGTCAAATCAATATCATCGTGATCAAGCCTATCTTCGGTTGATCTTACAATTTTATTGTTATTTTTTTCTATTGCAACAATAATTTTCTTAGCTATTGATAGTATAGCTTCAGCTTCTTTCTTGTTCAAATCCATCACGATTCTCCTTTTCAATTTGTAATAGTCTTAAGAATCTCTTTAATGGTATTATAGCAAGAGCTTCTTTTCTATCCATACGTGTAACAACTGCATCAACATCGTCTCCGTGATAGTCTGGATACAACCATTGAGCAACTTTCTTTCTTCGTTTTGCTTGTATTGTAGTATCTTCTACTATCACATCAACTACTTCTGATTTTCCTAACGATCTACCATCGGAAGCATAGGCACGTTTTGCATACATGCCCATGTCCTTAGCTGTGTTTACTATCTCACGTTCGAGATTGTTACCACGTACTTTATTTTTATGCGTCACTTCCGCCAAGATTTCCTTGCATACTAACGATGTTGAAATCTTCCTCGTATTTTTTGATAGCTTCTGGTGACTCGTCCCAGTATCTTAGACCAAATGAAAATTCCATTGGACCGAATCTGGTATCGAACCATAAATGGTTACCAAAATTATTATCCATTCTTGTTGAAAGAACAATAAACTTTAACAAACGCAATTCTGCTTTTTGTATATTATTCTTATCTACATATTGTGCGTTAAACAACTTCTTCAACATATGTATTTCCTCCGTTTATTTGTTTAAATGTCATGTTCGTTGCATTGAATGCAGCTAACATCTTAAATTGACCTTCGTCACGAGATTTTACTGATGTAATTTCTCTAGCTGGATCGTTTCTATTACCTTTAATTAATAGAACCTTATCTGCTTTTTGTACAACATTACTACTACCTTTCAAAGAATGTAGATTAATAACATTGTTAGCTGCTGATGTTTTGTTAAGATGATGTATTGCAATAATAATTACATTAGTTTTCTGTGCTATTTGTTTTAATGCACCTATAACTACGTTTTGCTTTTCTATTTCACCTTTTACAAAATCAACTTCAACTTCGTCAGTAGTATCTACAACAAGAACCTTTGGTTCATATTCTGCTACTACTTTCTTGATAGAATCTATCCTTGGTGCTATTGTCATTACTTGTACGTGATCTAACTTATCTTTAATACTAAAGTCTGGATTTTCTTTGTATTGTTGTAAAACCCATTCTTTAGGTTTGTTTGTAGCAATTTGTACAAATCTTCTAAAGATAAGTTGTTCGTTCATTTCTAACGACAAGAACAATGTCTTTTGTTTTGCTTTCACAATTAGATCTTGTATGAACGCAGTCTTACCAAGACCAGTATCACCAGAGAATATAACTAACTCGCCAGGACTAAATTGATATGGATTACAACCATATATTTCTTCTAGCTTAATAGAGTTTTGCTCTAGTTGTTTTGTTACATAAGTTCTTAACGCATCTTCTAATGCGTCTACACCTTTAATATCTAAAGTATAGTCTTTACGCTTGTAATAGATACATTTTGAATCGCAATATTCTGCCATAATGTGATCATCACAACCATATTGATATGAACCCTCGTAAACATTTGTAACTGTTCTTGTTATTTCTTCTTCAGACATTGTGTTATTTGCCCAGGTAAACATACCATTAAGGGCAACTAACATTGGAACACCAGCTCTTTTATATGAACTAACCATTCGCATTAGCTTCATATTTCTAGAACCTTTCATAGGACCTTCGTTAAATACATGCTGCATACAAGAAACTACTGATGTAACATCAGAATCTGTTTTGGTATTCTTGTTATCATACTGAATAGTAGGTGATGCAACAACCATAGATTGTAAATACGGTTCTACACTTGGTTCTTTAAATAGAGTACTAAAGAAACTTTCGTTCATACTTGCTTGTGTTTTATTGACATAACTCATATAGCTGCCTTCGCTACTTGCCATTTGTTGTATGTCGTCCATACTTAGTTCTGACAATAGCTGCAACGGTATCCATACTTTATAGAGGTTTGTTTTTGTGTTTAACGACCATTTGCATCGAATGATCCTTGTCTTATCATAGATGCTATCTGCAAAGTCGAAATGCTTATTCATTGTTAGTTTAAGCTTATCGTGTATATCTCTGCTTGGTTGTAAACCAAATACATTCTGTATTTCAATATGGAAACCGCTACCGCTAAACCATAAGTTTATGTCTTCTTCCATTACTCCCTTATCAAACATTTCAGATATGCATTGTTGTACATATCCAATAAAATGATCATTAGGTATTTCGCCTTTATCGATGTCAAGTATAATGTAATCGATATATGCAATACCGTTAAATCCTTTTACTGAATCTGTATCATGTACATGTTCTTCAAAGTCTTTACCAAATGTAAAATAAGAACGATACATTTCATTCTTAAATGCATTTTTTGTGACTTTACTTTGATAGGTATTAACGTTAGCAACAGTGTTACGTTCGGATAGACCACCTTCTACTAGTTCTAGATAGTATTTATCTTCTTCCATCCTTTTATTTTCCCATTAGTTGCTGATTTAACTTCTTTTAGTGCAAATCCCATAAGCTCGTCCGTGAATATATTTTCTTCACGTAACTTTCTAAATGCTCTGGAATATGTACTTGCCGTATGTATTTTGTTATACTTGATTTTACCATAATGTGGTACTTGACTCTCAAAGTTCCAAGTAAAGAATACTTCACCGTTTTCTAAAGAGTCAAGCCAATTGATAACAATAGTTTTAGCAGTCATTAAAATGGAAAGTCATCTGCGTTTACACTTTCTTGAACTTCAGGTACGGCAGGTTCTGAAGGTCCTTTACGAAAGTTTTTCGGATAACCGTCTTTTAATGATTTTTGAAAGTCTTTCTCGAGTTGATCTGTATCATCCCAAGAAGAAACTCTATTCCAAAGATTGCGTTTATACTTACCAGTAGACTGATAACTAAGCACTGCAATTTCAGAATCTATTAATACATCTAAGTTAATATCACCAGTATCTGATACATCTAAATCTTTACCAGCTGCAAGATATAATGTATTTACCAAGTCAGGATATTTTAAATCCGTAACTACACCATTTGTATCTTTATCATAGTTTTGATTTAGAAATAAATTAGACTTGTATCCATTTGTAGAATCTTCAAGTTCTAATTTAACTGTTGTATCAGTATATTGTGATTCAACTTGTTCTGCTGCAATAATTTTACATTTATTAATGAAATAAGGTTTATTGCCGCCACCTTGTGACTTTACCTTAGTACCCGTAATTGCCATATGATACCTCCTTACTTTTGGTCATTAGCGTGATCTTGATTACGTTCATGTGCACCGTCAATTAGCCCTTGATTGATACTCTCAATATAAGTGCTAAGTGCATCCATTGATTTAGCATAGTCTGCTAATTCTACATCTAGTAATTCGTCTTTCTCGAATGGTATTCTAATTAAAACAAAAGTACCAAAGTCGTTTACTATATGTTTTGTTTCGCCAGGTTTCATAGCACCAATTCTATGTTCACTAGGCATTTTCTTTTTTGACATTCTCTGCCTCCTTAAGTTGATCTTCGAAATATTTCTTAGCTGTTTTTACTCTAGCAACAGTATCATAAAATCCGCTTTCACGTTTTTTAGTATATGCTAGATAAGCTTCTTCGGGAATTACTTGAGCTTTTTCACACTTTTTTGCAAGCGTGTCAATTTCTGTAAGTTCTTTAACTTTAGGTTTGAATACTGCTTGTTTTGCCTTAGCATTCTCAACTTCTTCTTTGCTAGCAATGGCAAAATCTGCACCAATACCCATATTGGCCAATGCCCTACCGACGGCACTCGTCTCGCAATTTTCCATAGCACTCGTCTTATTAACAAAACCAGTATTGTCTCGCTCAGCTGCTGTTCCAGTGAAGTATCTTTCTGGTACTTCGAGTACATTAGGCGTGACCGTTGCTTGGATTCTGTATTCATTGCATTGTTCTCCAGTTGGTGTATCTATTATTTGTGTGACTTCTATTACTTTAGTCACTATCATGCCGTATGGATACATATTATGAAACTCTTTAATACGATCGTTAACTAAGGCATAATCTTTCAGATTAAATCCCATAAGGTTCCTCCGTTTATTTGTTTTTATTGGTTAGCTTGGACAACTAAGTTAGTATTCCCAACTCAATTATCCAAGCATTTTTACTACTGTTTATCAGATTTATTTACATAATTACAAGCATATAATATGCCGTAACATACTGCAAATAATAGAAGTAATTCTAACATTAATTCCTCCTTAATCTAGTAGTTTCATGTACGCTTCAGCATTGTTCCATTTGAACCAATCTAAACCTTTGCGTACAATTTTTTGTGCATCAGGATCTAGAAAATAATTAGGCGATTTTAATTGTGCTCTCATTATTTTTCTATATACTGCTTCTTCTACTGGTGATAGTTTGTAAGATTCACCACTAAAAGGATTTCTGACATCTAAATCGATGTCTTCATGATCTAGGAACTTACATTCAGACATATCGTATGGAAATTTAGTATACTTTCTTGTTGTAGTATGTTCATAACCATATATGTCAGTGTAAGTTATACTGGTTTTACTCGGACTACTTCCCATGTAAATCCCTCCTTTGATAGTTTATCAAGCAACTTTTTGTGCCATATTTTAGCTTCTTCCTCTGTAGCATAATTAGGATAAAACTCAGCATTTCTAGCTGCTTGATAGTGTTTGACTGATAGTATTTTAAGCAATACTATATAGTTTGGATCTGGATGACTTTCTGCTACTGAAACCACATAATGTTTATTCATCATCTGGTGTTATTCTTCCAGTTATTTCATTCATTACGATTTCCAATGGTTTGAATTTAGTTCTTACTGGTATTGATTTATCTTCATAATCATCTTTATTTACATCTAAGTAAGTTAATTCAGACATCATCCATTGAACTCCGTCCCAATAGTAGATATATTCAATCCATATATCTCCTTGTGTCATACGAAAATATTGTTTTATATCTTCATATGAATCATATTCTTTTTTATTGCCCATATACTCAATTTGAGCATCAGAAATAGAACGAATAGATTTAAGTTGTATTTCATCTACTGCTGACTGAGTATTGAAATGATGTAGTAATTCATAACCAACTCCACCTATCATTTCGTTGCTTCTTATAAAGCCAGGATAACCGTCAAAGTGACAATAAACTGCTTTTACTGTTTTAAAGCCTTCTTCGTCGGTTCTTTTAAATACGATGTTTGATCGTGTTGACATTAGACACCTCTCTTTCTACGTATTGATGTTATCATACTGCCTTTACCGTCTTGGACATACATAAATTCATATCCCAAATCATCAAGTAAAGCAATTTGATCTTTGATTGTTCTTTGTGCTTGTAATGCAAGTTCAGATACGCTGCTTTCATCTAGCTCATCTAATTCTTGTCTTACTGCATCCATTTCGGATAGTTTACCCATTTGTTACCCCTTCCACTTCATTTGCTAAATTATTGATTTCATCAACTTTGTTAGCAATCATTTCTTTATTAGCTTCAACAATTTTATCAATAGCTTCATTTTCAGCTTCTATTTCTTTTTGTCTCCACTCTGCTGTTTCCATAACGCCTACTGGTAATATTCCGTCTGGTTCTATGAAAACACTTTCACCATTACCTATGTCTACTTGCATAGATTTTTCTCTTCCAGTGTTCCAATGTAAAGCACCAGGACCATTACCTTCGTCGTCCATAGATACAAATATTGCGACTCCACTATCTAGTACTAATACTAAACCAGTAGTACTGTTTTCATCCCATTTTTTCCATAAGACGTGTTCTATTTTTTGTCCTTGCAATAAAGCAAAAGCTTTCTTGTGCCAGCCTTCTGTTCTTTGCATAGTTTTCTTAATGTCCTCCATTATATAGTCCTCCCCATTTATATTGGTTTATGTGATTATTGTATTTCGGTTCTTTGTTTAGCATTACATCGTTAAACGTACCAAGATCTGCAAGATATATATCATTTTGCGGACCTCTTATATACCAATCGTATATTTCTTTTACCATTTTTTCGAACTTCTTTTTATACTCTTTTTTAAAAGTATGTAAAGAATACTTAGCTTGTATTTTACATCGTTTACAAGTATAAGTATCTCTCTCAATTATAGTATAAAAGCTATCGTATACTTCTTGATATGTTAATTTTTCTTTCACGATCTTCCTCCATCTAATATTTTCATATATTTATCTTTATTGCCATTGCAATCTTCAATTACTTTTTCTTCCCATTCAGATTGTTTCATTGGATAGTCAAAGTTTCCACAACAATCTGCTGCATATTCTGACTCTACGGTTTCTTTGCTGTAATCTTGTTTACCAGTATTCATATTTATAAATACTTTTTCGTAAACTGCATCACTACCACACCAATTACATACAAAATAATCTTCTACTTTTTTAGGTTTTTGTTTGAAAGTTTTAGAATATAATTTTTTTGTAATAGGCCTAAATATTGCTGCTACTTCATCATTCATTACTGTGTTCCTCCATTTTCCAGTATTGATAAATCCATTGATCTTTATGTTTTTCTACTGAATTGTTTTCTGTAAACAACCACCAAGCTCTTCCATATTTCTTGGAAAATGCTTCACGTTCAGCAATTCCCTCTTTTGACCAAGGATCGTTAAACTTCATTTTTTTCATTCTTTCGTGTATTGTTTCTGGTTCTTTCAAACCTTTACGTTTCCTCCACGCCATTTCTCTATTGTTCATTAGTTTCCCTCTTCTTTGTATTGTTCAAATGCTTCTTCAAACAATTCAATGTTATCAGAGTATTTAGGGTGTTCACTTTCAGTTTGATAAATCCACCCCATTGGCTCTGTATCATTTAAACCCCAAAACCATTTCATAAAACCATCCCACTCTTTCTTAGTCAATGATTTTCTGTGTAGTTTTGCTTCATCATAGCTAAGGTACATAGGTACCCATCTTGTGTACATTTTATCATCTTTCATTTTCATTTGTTCTCCTTACAATTATTAGTGCAAGAATGGTCTGCCGTGGCGGACCTAGCCACTGTTTTTTATCTTGCACTAATTTATTTTCAGAACTGAGGCAACTATACTTCACTATTCAGGCTTCCATGGACCTTATATAAGACTCGCCTATTTTGAAGTATTTACTGGAGCTCTTCCATGTATCTTAGGCTGATTATTAGATAACCATTTAACTATCACTTCGGCAATGGCCAGATAGCACCTTAGTTGCCTCTATTCTGATTTAAGTCACTCAGGAACTTGTTCAATACAAGGAACTGTAATGTGACTATTATTGCACTGCAACTATCGTCGTCTTACGTGCGCTACGCAATCACCAGGAATATCCTGGTTGATTATATTTCATTTGGTCGTTTACCGACTTTCATCATCCAAGGTTCTAATGACATATGCAATAACCAGTCTGACATTGAAATAAGCTTACCTATGTCTTCTACGACATGTTGTTCGCCTATTTGTCTTACTGGTACTTTTCTGCCATCAGAATTGGTGATGTATTTACCAAATACGTCAATACACCAACCAATACCTTCTGTATGATGTCTCATTGATCTGTGAGTTGGTAGTGAACAACCACGCTTAGAATCATCAAACCAATGATGAATCTTAATGTAGTCGTCTACTGTACCGCCCCACTTCTTTACACTGCTTTTACTATGATAAAGAGGATCCATTACTCTACCTCCTCAGTTTTACGCTCTACTTTTTCGTTAAGCATATCTGTAATAAAATCGTGTAGTTGTTTTAGTTTTGGCTGATCTTTCTTCAAAGAAATATCTAATTCAACATCTTCATAAGACTTTTTCTTAGGAAATATATCCTTTAAAAATCCTTGAAATCTTTTTGAAAGTGTTTCATCTAATATTACTTCTGTCTTTTCAGACTCTTGAACCATTACATTTGTTTCTTGGTTAACATTAAGTTTAACTTTGCCATTATCAAACTCTACTTTAAAGTAGTTTTGGCTACCGTGATTGTTTTGCCAACCAGGATGCAACATTTGATAAAATGCTTCATCAACATTTTCCCATTCATCTTTGCGTACTCTTGGATACATTAATTGTAAAATTCTTGTATCAAAGTGTGTAAACTCATCATATACATATGATTGTGTTCTACGCAATGTAATGCCACGTTCACCACTACCAGGTACGGTTGTGATTTCATGTATTGACCATCCTAAATCTAAAACGCTTTGAACAACGCCATTAGACCAATCTTCTAGATCCATAGTAGCAAACGCCTCTGGTTCCATATCTATAAGATATTGTTTGCGTTCTTCTATGTGCTTTCTTAGTGATCTTGTATGTTCGTCAGATTCCCATAACGAATAGTTGATTACGGTTTCTGGATTTACGTTTTCACCGTGATGTGTGTGCATATAAAAATGTCTCATTATATGCGATGGATGTATTTGTGCACCATTTTCATCACGAAGTTCTACATTTTCTAAACAACCGTCATCACCATATCCGTTGTATTCAAGCTTGATACTTTTGATATTAGTATGTTCCATAATTGATTTAAACTTTTCGTGTAAGTCAATTTTAGTTGCATAGTTTCTAAACATATCTTGTATACTACTAAGTTGGCTCCAACCATAACCGTGCACTTTTATTGGTGAACCGTCTTTGTTTGAACCAAGCGTTTTATTCATAGCTTTACCAAACTTAATTTTAAGGTTTGTAAAGTTTACATCATTAAAGCTCATTATTGTCTCCTCTTTGTTTTATTCTGTAACTCAATTAACATTGCTGCAAGATATACTATCATATCTAACGCCTCTTCAATAGCATCTTGCAAGTGATCTCTTGTACCGTCTAATGGTACTTCTTCTCCGTGCTCTATAGCACCGTGTCGAAGTCTTTCTCTTATTAGTTCAAGTATTGTTTCGTTATTACTTTTTTTAATACCTAACCAATGTAATATTTTTTTAAACATTTTATTTCCCTTTTAGTTTATTTTATAGCCAAGTGTATACGCCAACCAGCTTTTTATTGTATACATTTGCCTAGGCTTCAGGCTATCGTAGATAACTTGGCTATAAAATATAATCGCATATAGCGGCAAGAGAGAACCGCTATACACTATCTTGTTCATCTATTGATTTCCCAAGAATAAAAAGAAGGCTCTATTTCGCCTTTGTTACCTTCCTTTTTTAAACTTGGTTTTTCACTCTCTTGGACATCGTTCATCACTGATCTTGATAGCATACTTAAACTATCATCACAACATTCTTCTTTGATTACAAAGTTGTATTGTTGTTTTTCATAGTTATATTCACTTTCTGCTATCGTTACTCTACATGCTGAACATACTACTCTTAATGGTTCTTTTTTCATTTGTTCACCACATTGTAGTATATTGCCCACATCAAAGGTTTTGACATTTTCTTGCACACTACATTTAACGCTGGATCGTATGCGTTATCTGCTCTCTTTTGTAATGGTTTCAAATCAATGTTGTATTGATGTTTAAACCAGTCACTAAATAGTGTAGAATGCTGCAACCTTGTGTGGTATATTGCTTTCTTAGTCATCTTTTAGCACCTTTATATTTACGGTTTTTGACTTAACATTGACAAAAGTTTCTACTACTTCAGTAAATGGTTCAAAGTATTCTACATCTGAATCATCAAAGGTTAGATTTATGTCAATGTTCTTTGGCAATGGTACATGTTTCTTTCTTGGTTTTTTATCGTCTTTTTTACCAGTCATAGAATAACTGCTTTCTAAGACGCTCTAAACTATCATAAATAACTTCTGCTATTTTTAGCACAAGCATTATGCTAATGAAGAAGAAAAACCATAAAGACAAGTCTAATGCTATTGAAGATATGGTATTCATATACTCTGCTGTAAACATAGAGTATTTCGTATCAAATCGTACAAATAGTACTATACTTGTTACTACTGTTGCTATACTAAGTATAATATACTTTAGTACATTTATTAGGTAATTGTTAATGCAAGCGTATGCAAATCCAGCGTCCTTACCTTTGTACGCTGTTTTTATTTTCATAGCATATCGCTTTATGTATTTAACGGGCATTTTTGCACCTCTCTTATTGTTAATAAAAAGCTTTGCCGACTAACATTGTGGATTAACTGATATAGGGTATATTGATATGATGTTGTGATCTGTTTTGATATTAGTCGGCATAAGTTATAATAATTATTTCTTATACCAATGGCAAGTCGTTTTTCCATACGGCAATTCTAATGATTTAAAAAGCTCTTCGATGCGATAGCACCGATGGTTGCACTATGGTACCAACATTTCTGCTGATACCATAGTACTGTTAGATTAACGATAATTATTCTTCATCATCATATTCTAACTCGCCAACATTATCGTTAGCTGGTTGGACATATAAGGTAATCAGGTTAACTGATTCGTCCTTATTATATGGATAAGACTGATACTCAATCTTATTACCGTCGCCGTCCTCGGTGATAACTTGCAAATTCTTTAGTGCAAGGTATTTCTCTAAGGATGGACGGAATGTTGCACTCGTCCAACTGTCGGATCGTAGGGTTATCAGATAGATAAATCTATACTTCTTATCAGAATATAGTTCATTCTGGGATTGAAGTGTTTTACCGCTGATAGAACCTAATGTGACATTCTCAGCAAGTTTATTGCGAACACTATCTTTCTTACAAGTAGTAGTGGTTGGACGCATCTTAGTGTTTACTAAGTAATCCTTGATTGAGATGTCACGACTATTAAGCATAGTCCATGCATCTTTTAACGCTATTTTATTAGACATTGTTAACTCTCTTTCTTTTTGTTTTATTATTATTAGGGGACGCAGTCCCCGAGGGTGCAGCTACGCCCGTTAAGCAAATATTGACTTGGAATATTCAAACGAATATTTTCAACGATATTGAATATGAAAAGTCAATATTTGTAGGGTGTAGGTGTTATATATACTACGCACACGCAATCTAGGGCAATTTTTTAAAATGATTGCAAGGTAGCTAAAAAAATGATTAAGTTAAAATATGAAACAGGTAAAAAAACTAATTACGTTTCTTAAAAAGAATAAAGTAATGGAAAGATATAATAAAGACAAAAATAAATGGGAAGAGGTTGAATTAGATCTAGGAGATGAGGAAACCTTTGGTTTAGTACAAACAATGTCTGCTGAATTGGATATTATGGTTACTATAGAAGAAATGGAATTAGGAATTAAGCCTAACAAGAATAAGATGAACTAGTGCAAGGTATAAACGTATATATATACGTATATATAAATGTACATTTATACATACATTTATGTATTGCTATATTATAAACGTTTATGATAAACGTATGAAGCAAAAAAAGAATAAACCGACTTTGAAAGAAGTTGTAGGATTAATAGGAATACTAGCCAATCAAGTAGAGCAGTTGAAGATGCAAATTTGGAACGGCGATAGGGCCCTTGATCTATATTTAGAGATGAAAGGCGATAAAGAAGACTTTAAAAAATTTTTGGAAGAAAAATTCCCTATAGATGATAAAGATAACAAAAAGACTGAAGAAAAATAATTTTCAGCCAAAAGAATACGTAGTGTATACTACCAAAGACAAAAGTATACCAGAGTATGTACATTGGCAAGAATGCGATGTAGACGATTGGGGAATTAGCGATGATGGATACATTAGTAAGTGTATTTATCGCAATGTGTACAAAAAAGGGACGCTAGTGACATTTCCGTACGGTAGGCAATGGTTAGGTAGCAAAAGACGTTTAGAATTTGAACCACACTGGCATTCTGGCAATTTAAACAACGTTTCTACAAAACCGTACAGTGAAATAGAAACACGCTCTAAAAGAGCAGGGTTAGCAGTAGATGCATTTATTGCATATAAGGTAGCGGGGGAAAAACCTGATATGGAACAGATTGGTAAGATATATAGACCAGATCAAGCAGAACCGCATATAGCTGCAAAAAGATTATTTAAGCTGAAGGAGACAAAGCAAATGATAAAAGATAAGTTACAAGAAGTGTTAACTGAAAAAGGTATAGATGAAGGATATGTATTAGATGTGATGAAAGACGCAGTTACTGTAGCACAAATGAAAGAAGATCCAGGAAATATGATACGTGCAGCAGATAAGTTGTCTGAGTTTTTAGATATGAAACCACAGAAGACTCAACAAACAGAAACTTTAGAAATGGATATAAGCCATCAAATATCAAATCAGTTTGAAACGCAAAAGAAAAAGTTGAAAGCTACACAAACTAGAGAGATAGGCGATGGAGAAGAAGATAATACTAAAAGGTAAAGAGGATAATATCTTAGTATTTTTAGCTACAATGGTACAAGTAGCAAAAGATATGGATTTAGAATTTACTATTATTATAGATGAAAAATAAAAAACAAAGTATTATACAAGAGATGCAACAAGATATGTTGTTATTTGGTAGAATGGTAATGCCTAATATGTTTAGTAGTGAGTCTCCTCCATTCCATTACGATCTTACAGAACATTTATTAGACAAGGAACGCAAACAAATAAATATTATAGCTCCACGTGGACACGCTAAGTCGTCAGTAGTTGCTGGTATTTATCCCTTGTTTCATTTAATGTTTGACGAAGGTGTAAAGGTTATTGTTCTAGTATCTAGGACACAATCACACGCTACTAAACTATTAGGTACTATAAAAGATGTATTAGACTATTCTCAAGAGTTTAGATACTTCTTTGGTTATTGGGGAATGCAATCAGCACGTAAATGGACAAACACGGAAATAGAATTAAAAGATGGTAGCGTTATTATTTGTAAAGGTACAGGACAACAGATACGTGGTATTAAACACGGAAATCAACGACCTACTCTTTTAATATTAGATGATCCAGAAGATGAAAACAATACCAAGACCGCAGAAGCTATGGAATATAACTTACGTTGGTTGTTGCAATCTGGTGTTCCGTCCTTGGACCCGTTATCTGGAAGAATTTGTGTTATTGGTACTCCGCAGCACGAACGTTGTATGGTAGAAACATTAAAAGATATGAAAGGTTGGAAGACTTTAGAGTTTAGACCAGATCTTGAAAAGAAAGTTGCTTTGTGGGATGAAGTATGGCCTGTAGAAAAATTAATACAGAAAAAAGAAGAATTAGATAGTATTAATAGACTTTCTGTGTTTTATAGAGAATATCTATGTCAAATAGTAGGTGACGAAGATAATTTATTTAAAAAAGAAGATATACAGTATTATGATGGTTATATAGAGCAGGACGAAGCAGGATTGTCGACTCTTGTCCTGACGAGCCTAAATGGTGAGGAAGTAGACGAGAGAAGACCTGTAAACGTGTTTACTGGTGTCGATCCTGCATCTAGTACGAAAAAAACTGCAGACTTTTCTGTAATTTTTAATATAGCCATAGATGATAACAATAATAGATTTGTTTTGCCTTACTATAGGAAAAGAGCTAAACCGTTATCATTAGCAGATGCTATTATACGTAATTTTAAAAATTATCGTAGTTCTAAAACAAGAATAGAGTCTGTAGGTTATCAGGAGATGCTAAGGCAATACATTAAAGAAGAATCTGAAAAACTTGGATTGTTTATCCCTGGACTTGAAATAAAAGAAAACCCTAGAACTAGAAAATCATACAGATTAGAAAGCTTACAACCATTGTTTGCTAATAGAAAAGTCTACATTAACAAAAATATGCAAGCATTAGAAGATGAGCTGTTATTATACCCTCGTGGTAAACACGATGACTTGTTAGACGGATTCTTTTATGCTAACAAGAATTCTTATAGACCATCACATAGTTTTACATCTTCGGTACCAAAAAAAGACACTTTTTACCATTCTCCTCAAAAAAGTTGGAAAATTAACTAATATTCCTTGACTTTTCTCGATTTTATCTTATAAGTTAATATAAGGTGCAAATAGATTTATTAAAGTATATGTTTAAGAAAGGTAGCTATGTGGAGCTGCTAGACAAACATACAACAATAGAAGTACCAAAAGGATATAAGGTAATAGATGCCAGACAGCGTAAAAAAAACAAAGAGAAAACAAAGAAGTCAGAACTATAATGATCTGATTGATGTGTTTGGTTATATTCCTGGAAGACTTAATAAAGAGTCTGGGGAAATAGCTGATGAAGTACAAGAGTCTTTAGAACTTTTAGACGAGTACAATAATTTGCGTGAAATCTGGGCTGTAAAGTTCCAAGAAGCATTAGAGTTTAGAGCTGGAGCACAATGGTCTCAAGAAGAACGTGATGTTCTAGAACAACGTGGACAAGCACCTATTGTAGTAAATCGTATACATCCTATTGTAGAAACTGCAAAATCTTTACTTACTTACAATTCTCCTGAGTTTCGTTCTAGTGCTAGAGAAGACTCTGATAGAGATACTGCAAAAGTATTTTCTGATTTATTTGCCTGGATGTGGGATCAATCATCTGGTAATGAAGAATTGAAAAAAATTGTAGACGATTACTATGTCGGTGGTATGGGCGTAATGCACATTTATCAAGATCCTATGGCTGATTTAGGTAAAGGTGAAGTATTTTTAAAATCTATTAATCCATTAGATGTATATATAGATCCAAATGCAAAAGATGTATATGCACGTGATGCTGCTCACATATTAGTAGTGAAGTATATTACTGACGAACAAGCAATGCAATTATATCCAGATTTTATGGACATTATAGAAGATTCTGATAGTGCTATTGATAATGATGAAGAAATACCAGCAACAGACTTAGCTGCTACTGAAGGTCAAATATTTAATACTGATGAAGATACAAATTATCATACTAAAAGAAAGTATATAGAACGTTACACAAAAGAAATGCATACTTATTATAGTATTTATGAACCTTTCTCTCAGAAAGAATATTTGTTTAATGCTGATGAATATGCAGAGTATAAAAAAACTTATTATATGCGTTTAACTAAAGCAACGGGCGAAGAAGTTTATATTTCTGATGAAGACGCAAAAGAAGAATTATTAAAAGTTATAGAAGAGTTTGGTCCAATATTTCATTTTGAATTACCTGATCCTGAGATAGATGATAAAGGTAATCTTATTCCGCAACCTCCTGTAAAGGTAAAAGGAATGGAAGGACCAGATGCTATACCTGGAAGTACTACAGTTATTACACCATTAACTGCAGAGGAAATGATAGGTATGGAAAATATTATGATGAATAAAATTGAAAAGTGTTGCGTAAAATTAACAGCAACAGTTGGTAACAATGTTTTATATACTAGAATACTACCAACAGAAGAATATCCTATTGTACCATTAATGAACGTACATCACAGAAATCCTTATCCAGAGTCTGATGTTAGACTATATAGACCGCTGCAAGAATACATAAATAAAATACGTTCATTAATTATTGCACACGCAAGTACAAGTACAAATGTAAAACTATTGATTCCTCGTGGCTCAGCAGATCTTCGTCAAATCGAAGAAGAATGGAGTAGAGCAGGTACCAGTGTTATTGAGTTCGATGCTGAGCTAGGTGCACCTATTGTTGCTGGTCCTGTGCCATTACCAAATGAATTGTATAAAAATGAAGCAGACGCTAAATACGATCTTGAATACGGATTTGGTATTTTTGAACTTATGCAAGGTAGTGGTATGAACTCTCCGTCAACTTATAGAGGAACACTTGTCGTTGATGAGTTTGGTCAACGAAGAATTAAATCTCGCAGAGATGATATAGAAAACTTTTTAAATCAATGTGCAAAAGTTGCTGTACCTTTAATGCAGCAAATATACACAGAAGAAAAGGTAATTAGATTAGTACAACCAAATGGATTGGAAAAAGAAGAACGCTTTAACTTTTTTAAAGAAATGGACAATGGCGATGTTATGAGATTTCATGATGTAACCATAGGAAGATATGATGTTAAAGTAGTGTCTGGTTCTACATTACCAACAAATAGAATGGCTATGCTAAACACATATATGCAAATGTATCAAGCTGGATTGATTGATCAAGTAGAAGTCTTGAAGAAATCTGAACTAGTGGATATAGATGGAGTATTAGCAAGAAGTGGTCAAGCAAGACAAATGGCACAACAAATGCAAATGTTGCAAGAAGAATTAAAGAAAGTCAAAGGTGACTTACAAACTGCTACACGTGAAGAGCTACACGCTAAGAAACGTTTAGAAGTAGAAAAATTTAGTTCCGATTTAGATAAAATATCTAATAGGGCTGAATCTGCTACTCAGCTTTACAAGGCTAGAATAGCAGACGTTGAAAACAATCTAATGAACTCTGTTGGCTCCGTAGAGAAAGAACTAGCTGAAGAGCTAGATCAGGAACCTCAACTAGGAGAGATGGAGAGTTAGGAGGATAATATGAGTAACGAAAATGAGATGCTAAACACAGAACAATCAGTAGATCCACTTACAACTGCTAGTGTACCTACTGGTGATGATGACATTTTTAAGGAAGTATTTGGAGTAGACACCGACCAATTTGTAGCTAAAGTTGGCGAAGAAGTTCAAGAAACCTCTACAAATGAACCATCTGAAGTATCTGATGTTAGTAATCCAAAGGAAAGTCCTGACCAATTTCAATATTGGCAGAGTCAAGCAGATAAAAAAGCTGCTGAAGTTGAAGCGTTGAAAAAGGAAGTAGAAGCTCTTAAGTCGAAAGAAACTTCTGCACCAGAACAACCTCAACCTGCAGTTGAGTCTCAGGAAATAGTTAGACCTATTAAACCTGTTAGACCGTCTGGTTTTGATAATTCCGAAGCACTAACTGATCCTGATAGTAAATCTGCAAAATATCTTGCAGCAAAGGAACAGTATTTAGACGATATGACTGAATACTTAATGTCTCAGGAAGAAAAACGTAATCAACTTACAGAACAACAGCTGGCACAGCAACAAAAGTTGCAGTCACAAAATCAATTGTTGTCTGATTTACAAACTGGATACGGATATACTCCTGAAGAAGCTAATGACTTTTTAGATAAAATGTCTAAGCCTGAGTCGTTGTCGCTAGATAACTTAGTTAAATTACATAAGTCTTTATCATCAAGAGAAAGTGAAAACATCCCGATGACACAACCTAATGTAATTGATCCAAGACAAAGTGAAATGGCACAAAGACAACAGAAGTTAGCAATTCCTAAACCTATCACGACACAAGCTGGTGCTAGTAAGCAGTCATCTAAAAGTATAGAAGATCAAATGATGGATTCTATGGTTGCAAACTATAAGAAAAAGAATCCATTTTAATTAAGGAGAAAATAAGATGGCGATTTATAGCATAAATCCAGGAGATGCACAGGGCTCTTTAGCTTCAACAAGTATTAATGATTCTAGAAGAATCTTTAACTTTGGAGAGAGAGTAGCTGAGCTTGCACCTCAACAATCACCTTTTCTTACTTATTTATCAAAAGTTTCAAATAAGCCTACAGATGATCCTGTATTTAAATTTTTGGAACAAAGACATCAATACCAAAGAAGAAACTTTCAAATTCAAGCTGCTAAATCTACTGCTGCTTACAGTAGTGGTTTTGACGTAGCAACTTCTTTGGAACTTGATGCTGATGTATTATATGATAAATATGGAAGAGAAGTATCAACAGCAACAGCACCTGAGTTTTTACTCAAAGATCAAATCGTAGCTATCGAATGTGAATACGATGCTAACGGACAAGATGCTGGTGCGGGCAGTGAAACAGCTGCTATTGCTTATTATAAGTTAGACGCTGATCCAGCAAAAGTAGATCCCGTTAATAACGTGAACACTGCTGCTAGATTAGATATGACTTTTTTAAGAGTAAACTATAAACCTACTGGTTCTAACGGACAAACAGCAACAAACGCAGGACAAATTTCACCTGCTAATGCTTCTAAGTTACACTTTAGAGAAAATGCAGATGCACAAGTAGTTGGTTCAGCTTTTGCTGAAGGTTCTGCAGATCCAGAAGGTTGGAGAGACGAGTTCTACAACAGAGAAGGATACACACAAATCTTTAAGACTAGTGTGCCTCTATTCTCTGGTACAGCATTAGCTACTCGTTATCGTGGACTATCTAACGAATACATGAGAGTATATCAAGAAAAACTTATGGAACATAAGATGGATCTTG